CTTTTTTCTCTTGACTGTATATTGCCTTAGAGAAAGAATGGCACCTCAATCTATAGGAGGATTTCATGAAAACTAATTTAGACAACATCTACAAGACTGATTCATCAATGGAGAAAGATGGAATTTGGTTCGCTATTACTGACGAAACTCAATTCTTAGTTAGAAGATTTGGCGGTGCCAATGCTCAAAAAGTAAAGCAGGCCACGGCCAAATACTACAAGCCATTTGCTCGCCAGGTAGAAAATGGAACTATGAGTGCTGAAAAAGAAAAAGAAATCTTAGTTCGCTCTTTTGTCGAGTCTTGCTTAGTAGACTGGAAGGGAGTTGAGATTGATGGAGAGGAGCAAAAGTTCGAGAAAGAAAAAGCGATTGAGCTTTTTTGTAACTTGCCTGATCTGTTTGAGAGCATATATGAGTACGCTACGGCCACTAGTTCGTATCGAGAAGACTTGGGAAACTCCTAGCCCGATATGTCCGATGGTCTATGAAGTGGGGGCCTAAAATCAAAAGTGGATTCTACCACAATCTTGAGGCCAAAGGCCTTTTAAGAGAAGGGGAAAGGATGCCAGAAGTAGGGCCCTACTCATTCTATCTTGAGGCATTTAGGGAATTAAGCAGTTGTCGCACTGGGTCAATGGGCCCATCGCCCATTCCCTTTTCAGCTATAAGAGAGTACGCTAGTATTTATATTGAAGAAGGACCAGACGAGTTTGAAGATTTCCTATATCTAATTCGCTGCATGGACGATGCGTATTTAGAGGACAGTGAAAAGAATGGCAGTGCAACAAGCAGCGAGAGTAATAAAAATACAAGTGGACACAAAAGGGGCCGAAGGTCTTAAGCGTGTATCCCAACAACTAGGCAAAGTCTCGAAAGATGTAAAGCGGACGGCCAATGTTGCCACTCGATTACAAAGGGCCTTTGGTGCCCTTGCCGCTTTTTCTTTTGCGGGCTTTGGAATCCGGGGACTAGTCCGTGCGTCCGATGAAATTCAACTTTTAAGAGATAGAATTACCGCCTTTGAAGGAAGTGCAGAACTTGCCAATATGCGCATAGAGCAGTTGGCCGAAGTGGCCAACACCACGGCAGCCCCTCTAGGCGTGCTTGCTACTTCCTACAACAGACTTGCACTTGCACTTACTGATACAGGCATTAGTGGCGAGGCATTAATCGGGATTACAAAAGCACTCCAACAATCTTTTAGGATTGCCGGGGCAGGGATTGGAGAAATACGTGGGGCAGTAATCCAGCTTTCACAAGGTTTAGCATCGGGGCAACTCCGAGGCCAGGAACTGAGATCGGTCCTAGAGGCCAACGCAGTTATAGGTGGGATACTCGCAAAACAACTTGGAGTTACCCGAGGGGAGTTACTTAAATTCTCAGAGAAAAGAGGCGGTATTTCTGCACAGGAGACTATTGCTGCACTAAGTAATAACTTTGATTCTTTAAATAAAAGAGCGGGAAACCTTTCGCTTACTATTGAACAGACTTTGGCCATTGCGTTTAACAAATTCCAAGTTGGAATACTAAGGGCCAATGATGCTCTAGGAATTTCTAAAGGGTTTTCTAAAACAATTTTATTTTTAACGGAGAATGGACTTCCATTACTCTCTGTGGCACTTGGAGTTACTCTAGTCCTAGCGGCCAATAAAGCATTGATTGCTATAGGACTATTAAACTCTGGACTTACACTAACTCAATTTCTGACAGTAAGTTTAATCAGAGTACTCGGGACAATATCGGTGGCTATAGCTTTCCTAGCAACCCCTATAGGCTTGGCCGCAATTGCGCTTTCAGGGATACTCCTAATATTTACGGACTTGGAGAAAGCCCAACTTATTGCTGAAAAGGCACTTGCCTCTATAGCTAAAGCATTTATAGATACTTTGGTATTCATAGGTAAATCAGTGGCCTCCATACCTGTAGTGGGAGACATCTTAAACGAGAAACTTGGCCTAGACGGAATTATAGATAATTTTGAATTACTTTCAAAAGTTACAGGGGCGACAATTGCCGACCTAGGAAGACAGTTAGATGATATATCTAAGTTAAGAGTGGAAGAGGCCCTAGCAAAAGAGCTAGAGAAGCTACAAAAAAAAGTAGACTCTGGCGCAATTGACTCTCTTAAAGACTTAAACAGGGCATACTCCCAAGGAATAATAAGTCTTGATAGATATAATCAAGAACTAATTAAGTTAAAAGAGACTGATATTTTCTCTGACTTCAATGACGGGAATATTTCTATTAGGGAGAGAGAGAAAAGACTATCTTCTGTTAGAGATGAAGTATTCGGTCTTACTGGCACGTTCTCTAAGTTAAACAAGGAGCTAGAACGAACTGGCGACCTCGAAACATACTCTAAAGGACTAAGAGACTTAGACCTTGAGTCCCTTAATAAAAGATTTGAAGAAGGTAAAATATCTCTTGAAGACTTCCAGAAAGGCCTAGACGAGCAGAAGCTAGGAAGCTATCGCAGAGAGTTAAACTCTACCTCTATATCTATTGCACAATACAGAGAGAGTGTTCGTGGCCTAGAGCAAGAACAATTAAATAGAAAGCTAAGAGACGGTCGAATAGACCTCATTGAATACAACAGAGAGCTCGTCTCAGTTTCAGAAAAGTTTAGACCTGGAGCAGCTATTATTGCTGGAAGTGCCGATGCCATTGACGCGGCCGGAACACTTTCAAAAAATATTGCAGAGGCAATATCAAACACATTCTCTAGCCTAGAAGATACTTTAGTAGATTTTGTCAAGAAAGGTAAGTTTGAGTTTGCAGCACTTACTCAATCTATACTAGACGATCTTACTAGAGTTATTGTCCGAGCTTCTATTATCCAGCCTTTGGCCCAAGGTATTCTAGGAGCTGTAGGAGGAGGAGGAGCTGTAGGAGGAGGAACACCACTAGGAGGCGGGTCTTTTTCACCGACGCTCACTCAAGCAAAAGGCGGGGCGTGGGAAAATGGCGTTCAAAAATTTGCTAGTGGTGGGGTCGTAAACTCCCCTACTTTTTTCGGAACTTCTTCTGGCCAGGGGCTTATGGGAGAAGCGGGCCCAGAGGCAATACTTCCTCTTAAAAGAACGAGTGGGGGCGACCTAGGCGTAAAAGCAGCTTCTCCTAATGTGAATATAAATATCGTCAATAACACCAGTGCGCAAGTAGAGCAAAGAGAAGGCGTAAATGGCAAGGGCGATAGGACTATAGATTTCATTATTGTAAACAAGGTAAAAGAAGGTCTTTCTCGTGGGGATTTTGACAAACAATTCTCTACTCAATATGGTCTTAGAAGAAGAGGTAGTTAATGGCACTACAATGGCCCATAACATTACAAAGCTGTGTGAATACTGCCGACTTCCAAGTATCTTTCGGCGAAACAGTACTTCGCTCTGATATGGAAGTAGGGCCCGCAAAAGTTAGACGTAGAAACACTAAGGGAATCGACAAATTTTCTGCCTCTATTGACTTGTCTGTAGCGGAATACACCACCTTCAAAAACTTCTACACCACATCCCTAAATGGAGGAGTGCTATCCTTTAATTTCGACCATCCTATAACTAGAGAAGAAACTGAGTTTAGATTTGCAGAAACTCCTAATGTGCGACCTCTCGGGGGAATAGAGTTTAGGGTTACTATGGTCTGGGAAGAGGTTCCTTAAATGGCAAACCAACTATCTCCAGAACTTCTATCTGAAATATTTGGGCAAGTAAGTTCCGACCCATTCCTTATGCTTGCCACGTTGTCCCACCCAACTTTTGCACAAACAATATATTTAGTAAGCAACACAGTAGACATCGAAAGTCGGGGTCAAACATACCAGGCCTTCCCGATGAATATTACTTTGCCAACGGACGACGGAGAAAGTGCCAGAGAAGTTTTTATAGAATTTGACAATGTATCCTTAGAATTGATTTCCGAACTACGTAAAATAACTACCCCCATCGATGTAAAAATAGAAATGGTACTTGCTTCTTTGCCCGATGATGTCCAAGTGGCCCTAGAAGAGCTTAAAATGGGGTCGATAAATTATAATGAGAAAAGAGTCAGGGCCAATTTATATCTTGACAACTTCCTAAATACGGAGATGACCAGTGAGAAATACGTCCCGTCGAAATATCCAGGGATATTCTGACCTAGTAGGTATCTCTTACTCTGAGATGGATTGCTGGGCCATAGTCCGAGAGTTCTATAAAACAGAAATGGATACGACACTTAAAAGTTATTATGACGAAATACCCTCTTCTAAATTCGAAGCACGCGACTTAGTATATTCCTACAAGTCTGACTTTAAAAAAGTAGAAGGGCCCGAGATAAAAGGAGATATTCTCCTGATAAAGCTTTTTGGAGTGGAGAGTCACATCGCAGTGTACTTAGGGAACGGGAGAATACTCCACACTTCCATGCCTACAGGCTGCGTGGTGGACAAACTAAGCAAGTGGGAGAGAATGATTTCTGGAACATACAGGGCCGAGGTTAGAAATGTCGATTAAATTTAGATCGAAAATCATGGACGAAACTCCGAAATCCCTATCTTTCAAGAAGGGCGAAACAGTAAAGGAGTTAGTATCAAGGGCAATAGCGTCTTTGTTCGATATAGAAGAAGAGGTTATTTCCGAAGAACTACTAGAAAAGTTTGTCGTAAGTATAAATCTAAAAGAAATACCCCGTGAGTTTTGGGAGACTATAACAGTAGAAGACTCAGACGAAATATTTATATCCCCTGAATTGAAGGGTGGGGATTTCGGTCAAGTATTTAAACAAGTAGCTATAATTGTCGCTACGATTGTGGCCACAGTTACTCTAGGTCCAGGGGCCGGGGCAACTACAGGCCAGCTTATAGGCGGGGCTTTGGCCGTAGCATCCGTGACAATCGGCACAACTCTTTTACTAAACTCCCTTATACCCCCTCCTA